CTATTGAACCACCTAGTGATGTAGAAGATTTTGCTTGTAATATTGTAGGACAAGAGGCTCACTTATCATGGACACAAATACCTGATCTTGATTTAGCATATTATAATTTAAGATTTAGTGAAGAAACAGATGGAACTGCTGATTGGCAGAACTCAGTAGCATTAGTAGAAAAAGTATCAAGACCAGCAACTTCAATATCTGTACCAGCTAGGGCTGGAACTTATCTTTTGAAAGCAGTAGATAAACTTGGTAACTTTAGTTCAAATGCTACAGCAATTATTTCTAATGTTACAGGAGTTGCTAATTTTAACACAATTACAACACAATCAGAACACCCTACATTTGCTGGAACTTTAACTAATGCTGTAGTTACAGATGATGCTATAGAATTAGATTCTTCAGAACTCTTTGATAGTGCCTCAGGAAACTTTGATTCTGAAACAACTAGATTCTTTGATTCTGGTGTTGCTAATGCTGACTTCTTTGCAAGTGGTAATTATTTATTTGCAGATGTAATTGATATAGGTGCTAAACACACAGCTAGAATTACAGCTAGTTTAACTCAAACATCAGATAACCCAGATGACTTATTTGATAACAGATCAGGATTATTTGATTCTGCTTCTTCTAACTTTGATGGAGATACACCAGCTAATGCAAATGCACATATAGAAGTTGCAACAAGTGATGATAATGTAACTTATACAGCTTTCCAAAATTTTGTAATTGGAGATTACACAGCTAGATACTTTAAATTTAGAGTTGTTTTAATTTCAAGAGATGGTGCTTCTACACCTAGAGTTTCAGCAGTTACAGTTACGATTGATATGCCTGATAGAATATTTAGTGGTAATGATATAGTATCTGGTGCTGGAACTAAAACTGTAACATTTACAAATCCATATAAAACTGTTAATTATGCAGTTGGAATTACAGGACAAGGAATGGCCACAGGAGATTATTTCTTGGTAGAAAGTAAAACCATTAATGGATTTAATATAACATTTAAAAATTCAAGTAATACAGCAATATCAAAAACATTTGATTTTATTGCAAAAGGGTTTTAAAAGGAGTATAAACACATCATGGCACAACACGATTACGATATAGCGAACCAATCATTCCCAGCTTTTAGAACTGATCTAAACAATGTTCTAGGTGCTATTAATTCATCTAATTCAGGAACTTCAAGACCAAGTTCTGCTGTAGCTGGTACGATTTGGCTAGACACATCTGGTGGTGCAACTGCTAACACTTTAAAATTTTATGATGGTGCTGATGATATATCTTTAGCAAATATTAATACTACTGCTAACACAGTAGATTGGCTTGATAGTTCAGTTGTAGCAGATTTAGTAAATGATACTTCTCCACAATTAGGTGGCAACCTAGATACAAATTCTCATAATATTGCAATAGATGATGCTCACGGAATATTAGATGAAAACAGTAATGAACAATTAATATTTCAAACAACAGCGTCAGCAGTTAATTATTTAGAAGTAACAAATAGTGCTACAAGCAATAATCCATCTATATCTGCAACAGGAAGTGATACTAATGTTGGAATAGAATTTAGTACAAAAGGAACAGGGGCTATTAAATTTAACGATCTAGCTTATATTCCTCAACAAGCATTAACATCATCATCAAATGCAGTTGCTTGGGATACACAAGCAAAACCAAACGCATATCATCTAACAACAGAAAATACTACTTTCTCTGCACCTACTAACGCTGTAGAGGGTGCTTTTATTTGTGTTGAAATTAATTACAATGGTTCACACACAATAGCTTTTAATACTGTATTTGAATTTGCTGGAAGCACAGCACCAACATTTACTTCGGCAGATGGTAAAACTGATATTTTAGTTTTTAAATACAATGGTTCTATTTGGCAAGAAGTTGGTAGAACATTAAACCTAAGTGAAAGTTAAAATATGTACGCATTAGTAGAAGATAATAATATTACACAAATAATAACAAATCCTAAAACTATGGTTATAGGAGATGTAAGATACCCAGCTAAAATATTTCAGTTATGGTCACAATCAGAATTAAATGCAATAGGTATTTATGAAGTGATAACTGATTCATCTAATTTTAAAGATGAGAAATGGTACATCAACACAAATGAATCTTATGCTTTTGCAGACAATCAAGTTACTAGATCATGGGGAACTGCTACACCTAAAGCTTATGCAGATACTTTATGGACACAACAAGATTCAGATGATGGAGATTTACCATCTGACAAAGAAGTTGGAGATGTAAAAGTTGAAGGATTAAAAACACAATTAATTAGAACTATCAAACAACAAGCAAGTGGATTATTAGCACCTACTGATTGGTATGTAGTTAAAGCAAGTGAAGTATCTGATTATTCTGTACCAACTAACATTGCAACATATAGAGCAAGTGTTAGAACTAAATCAAATGAAATGGAAACTGCAATTACAAACGCAAGTGATACTCCAGCTCTTGAGACTTTATACACATACACAGAACAAGAAGATGGTACTGTTACAAGACCATTAGGCGAACTTCCAACATTGGAGATTTAATGCCACTTATACTTGGAACTAACTCCATAAAAGATACAGGCTTTGATGTAGCTAACTCATTAAGACTTAATTCTGGTGATAGTGCTCAAATGAATAAAACTTTGGGTACTGCAACCGATGTTGATAAATATACTCTTTCAATGTGGGTTAAGAGAGCAAGACTTGGACATAGACAAATGATGATGAGAGTTATTAATCCATCATCAACATCAACTTATGCTTTTTTAGAATTTCAATCAGATGACAAATTAGGAACAAATGACTATGATGGAAGTGGCTCTATTTCAAAAGTTACGAACAGATTATTTAGAGATGTATCTGCTTGGTATCATATAGTATTAGCATTAGATAGTACCCAATCATCAGCAAGTGATAGATCAAAATTATATATCAATGGTGTTTTAGAAACTTCTTTTGCGAATGATTCAGGTGGTTCACAAAATCAAAACTTAATGGGGAATACATCAGGAAAAAATATTTACATTGGTGGAGATGGTGGTCAAAATGCTAGGTATTGTGGATTATATATGGCAGAGGTTTGTTTTATTGATGGACAACAACTTGCAGCAGATCAGTTTGGAGAATTTGATTCCGACACAAACATCTGGAAACCCATTGATGTATCTGGTTTAACTTTTGGAAATAATGGTTTTTATTTAGACTTTGAAGATAGTAGTAATTTAGGTAATGATGCTAATGGTGGAACAGATTTAACTGAAGTAAATATAGCTTCTACAGATCAATCTACTGATACTTGTATAAATAATTTTGCAACATTAAATCCTTTGGATTATTGGTCTGGAAGCACAGCCGCTACATCAAGTTTTTTATCTGAAGGCAATCTTGATTTAGACATTGGTTCATCAGCAAAAAGTTTAGTTAGATCAACAATAGGTGTAACTTCTGGAAAATGGTATTGGGAAGTAAAAGTTAATACTAAAGGTAAAGGTTTTTTTGGTTTTTGTAATGCTAATGCTTTAAATGGAAGTGCATCACCACATGATTCTACAGATTCAAGAGGTATATTTTATTATGATGCTGTTCCAGATTTTAGAGGAAACTCTGGAGATGGTGCTATTACAACTGGAATAGCAAGTATAGCAAATGGAGATATTTTAAATTTTGCTTTAGATATGGATAACTATGCTTTTTATATTGGTAAAGCTGGAACTTACATGAACTCTGGTAATCCAACTTCTGGCTCAAATAAAACTGGTGCAATATCAGAATTATTTACAAATGGCTCTCAATATTTAAGTAATTATGGAGAAGTATTTGCTTGTTTATATTGCTCATCTACATCTGGTGCAATTGATTCTTCAATGAATTTTGGCTCTCCATCTTATGCAGTTTCATCAGGCAACACAGATGGCAATGGCTATGGAAACTTTGAATATGCAGTACCTAGTGGATATTATGCACTATGCACAAAAAACCTAGCGGAGTATGGATAATGGCTTACACGACTATAGACAAACCAACAGATTATTTTAATACTAAACTTTATACAGGAACAGGAAGTTCTCATGCTGTTTCAGGCATAGGATTTCAGCCTGATTGGGTCTGGATTAAGTGCCGAGATGATACCCACAACCACCAAGTTTTCGATTCTGTTCGTGGCGTACATAAAAGAATGAGAACTGATACTTCAGGTGCAGAAACCGAAAGTAGTGAAAGTTTAAAAAGTTTTGATAGTGATGGTTTTACTTTAGGAACTCAAGCCAATGTAAATAATCCTAGTAATACTTTTGTATCTTGGAATTGGAAAGCTGGTGGCACAGCATCATCAAACACAGATGGAAGTATAACCACAACTGTAAGTGCAAATCAAACTTCTGGTTTTTCAATTATAAAATACGCAGGAAATTCTACAAATTCTACAATCGGTCATGGTCTTGGTGCAGAGCCAGAGTATATAATTTTTAAAGAAACTGATGGTGGGGAAAGTTGGAGAGTTTGGAGTAAATATACACCAAATACTTCATCAGTTGCGTTAGCATTAAATTTAACTAATGCTGCATTTTCTCAAACTGGTTGGATTAGTGGAGTTTCTACTTCGACAATTAGTATTGGAACTGACAGTAGTATAAATACAAGTGGTAATAATTATATTTGTTATGCGTTTGCACCAAAAAAAGGCTACTCAAAATTTGGAATCTTTGTCGGCAACGCAAATTTAAATGGAACATTTGTTTATACTGGATTTAAACCAGCTTTTCTTATAGTACGAAATGCTGACGCAACAGCTGATTGGGTTATGAATGATAATAAAAGAAATACATTTAATCCTAATTCTAATATGTTATTTGCTAATACAAGTGGTGATGAAAATACAGGAACAGCTAGAAGTGATTTTTTAAGTAATGGTTTTAAAATAAGATCAAGTAATAGTGATTGGAATGGAAACGGAAATAAAATGCTGTATATGGCATTTGCTTCTAACCCTTTTGTTACATCTACAGGAATCCCAACAACAGCGAGGTAATATGAATGATAAAATTATTAAACTTACTAAAACATTGGAAGACTAACTTATGGAAGAAATCAAAGAACGAATTAAACAACATGAGGGGTTTAGGGATACTGTGTATTCCGATAGTATGGGTTTCGCTACTATTGGCTATGGTCATCTTGTATTACCCACTGATAACTTTGTTGAGGGTGTTGCTTACGATAAAGAAACTCTTGAAGAAGTTTTTGATAATGATTTTAAAATAGCATTAGATTCAGCTAGAGAATTATTAAGAGATATAGAACATAATCATATTATATTTGGTGTTATTGTTGAGATGTGTTTCCAATTAGGAAAACCACGAGTAATGAAATTTAAAAAAATGTGGGAAGCATTAAAACAAAAAGACCTTGCAAAAGCTAGTGAAGAAATGATAGATAGTAATTGGCACAAACAAACCACAAAAAGATGTGAAAGTTTGGCTAGTATAATGAAGAACGCAAACAAATAGGAGAAATATTATGCCAATGGGAAAAGGAACTTATGGG